GCCCCGGCCCTGAAACTGTCCCACTTAGTTGCTGCAGTGGTCTTTATGTTCTCCCAGCCTGTAGCAGCATCGGCTTTGAGGTTCTGCCAAGCTGTGCTCGCTTCGGTTCTGACTTTCTCCCACGTCTCGGCGGCGCCCGCCTTGAAACTCTCCCACTTCGTGGCGACGGCCGTTTTGATGCCGTCCCAACCAGTCGAGGCGCCGGTCTTGATGTTCTCCCATGCGATACCGGCCCCGGCCTTGACCTGCTCCCAAGTCTGGGAGGCTCCGGTCTTGATGTTCTCCCACTTCGTTGCGACGGTGGTCTTGATGTTCTCCCAGCCGGTTGCAGCGCCCGTCCTGATGCCTTCCCAGGTCTCGGCGGCCTTGGTCTTTATGCCTTGCCACTTCTCCCCCAACGTGGTCTTGATTCCGTCCCAGGTCTCACCGGCCCAGGTCTTAAAGCCGCCCCACTTCTCTTTCGCGCCTTCCCAGACGTTCCCAGCCCATTCCTTGAAACTACCCCACTTCTCCTTAACACTGTCCCACATGGGACCGGCCCACGAACCAACCCATTCCTTGAAACTACCCCACTTCTCCTTAACACTGTCCCACATGGGACCGGCCCACGAACCAACCCACTCCTTGAAGCCAGTCCATTTCTCCTTAACGCCACCCCATAGGTTCCCGGCCCATTCCTTTACGGAGCCCCAGGCCCCAGCCGCCTCAGTCTTGAGCCATCCCCAGAATCCGCCCATCTCAGTCTTGGCTTCGGCGATCGCGGTGTCAAAGTCGAACGTGAAGTCAGGGAGTTCCATTTCGGGGATTACCGGCGGAGTGAGCCCCGAGTCAAGAGTCGTGCCAATACCAAGATCCGCGGCCGCGGTTTCCTCCATGAGGGTGTGGACTTCATCGAAAGACTGGAGGTTCTTATTGGCGGCCTTGCCGAGTTCTCCGAGGGCGTCGGCCTGAGCCCCTGTGCCCTGAGCCGCCTTGTTGACGCTGTCGATATACTCCTTCTGCTGCTGAGCCATCTTCTCCATTTGAGCCTTTTGAGCGGCGGACTGGACGGCCTGGTTGTACTTGTTCCAGAGCGATATGCCGCCCATAAGCAGGACGCCAATGATAAGGATAGGCCAGATAACGGCACCCAACGCCGTCTGTACCGCCAGGAGCGCCGTCTTGAGGTACGTAAGCGCCGTGCTAAACCCAAAGGTGCCGACGGTTGCGGGTATCAAGCACTTGTAGTACAGCACGATATCGCTAATGAGTTTGAGGAAGCTCGGGCTAGTGGCTACCAGCGACCCGCGCATGGCGAGGCTCGCCGCAGTAAAGGTTTTGACCGCTGCCGCGGCCATGCTGACCACGAAGCCCGCAGTCTTGAACGCGAGAAACCCCTTGACTACCCAAGCCGTGAGTGGGCCAATGGTGGACCAGTACCGGACGATGGTGCTCCCAACCCCCACGACAATGCCCCAGAGTCCCTTCAGCGCAGATGTAAGAGTGCTAACGCTAGCCGCGACACCTGCTCCAAAAGTCTGTTCGATGGCGTACTGCAATCCTCCGGCCCGAAATGCGTCATAAAAGCCCGTTGCTGTATCCCGGACCTTCTGCAGCCAACTAACCGCGCCCTGGAACAGTCCCTTCGTTACTTCGCCGATGGTCATGCGCCAAACATCTTTGATTGTGGAGGTCACACCCTCCCAGGTGTTCTCCATTTTGGACATCATGTCGGGGAAACGCTTGTTCATGCCCTCGGTGAACATCTTGATGGCCCGATCGGCGGGGATCAGCCCTCTCTGCGAAAGATCCATGACCTCCGCCGTGGACTTGCCCATCGCCTCAGCGAGTATCTCCCATGCCGGGATGCCGGTCTCCGTGAGCTGCCTCATCTCTTCGCCCGACACCTTGCCCTTCGCTCTCATCTGACCGAGAGCGAGGATAATCCGGTCTATGCCCTGAGCGCCCAGACCCACGGCCGCAGTAGCATTGCCGACGGCCTGCATGGTCGGGAGCACGTCCTCGGCGGCAAAGCCATAGGCAAGCATCCTCTTCGAGGCGTCGAGCAGGTCAGGGAACTCGAAAGGCGTCTTGGCGGCAAAAGCGGCAAGGTCGTCCAAGAACCGCTTGGCTTTCTGAGCACTGCCAAGCATGGTGGTGAAGCCGATTTGGGCCTGCTCCATTTGGGCGTTGAAACCTATCATGGTTCCTACGGTAGAGCGAAATCCGGCTTGAACCGCCTGGAAGAAGCCCATTCCCAGCGTGAATGAGAATGCGTTCTTCAGGACACCGGACAGAGATGAGCCTAACGTCTCCGTCCGTCGTTTAGCCGTCCGCTCATCCTTGTTGAATTGACTGAAATCCATGCCTAGCAGGGCGTATACTTCGCCGACCTTCATCAAGATTCACCACACTTTCGAGATGGCAGTATGGGCCGTGATCTGTCTCGGTCTCGCGGTCATGGAGTTCTTTGCGGCCCGCAAGCCGAAGACGCCCGCCCCGCCTGCTACCACGGCCCCCTAAGCCCCTTCTCCTTCGCGTCTTGAATCAATGAAGCCCAGTCGGTTTGTTTGCCGGGCCGGGCTTCATTGAATATCTGCTCCATGAGCCGCTTGAAGTCTTTGCTAATGAAGTCGTCGGGTGACGTAAGTTTGGGTTTGCGCCTCTTGCCCGACATACTGGCCGCCAACCCAAGGAACCCGTTGGTCACGACCGACGCCAAGAACGCCCAATTCTCCCTCATGTCGCGGTACCGCTCGGCCAGTTTGCGCTTACTCAGGGCCTTGACGATACCCGGTATCTCGCTGCGGTACAACCGGTCTATATCATCCAGCGTCCAGCCATACTCGGAGGCCAGGAGGTCTACCGTTTCCGCGTCGTACCACCCTGCCGCGAAGTCGGGGTCGCTGGAGGAGCGCTCGTGGCTTGCTGCATCGCCCCCGCTTGCGCCAGATTCATCAGGGGAGTCACCAGGCGTTTCAGGCCGAAAAAATTGACGTCCACAAACGCCTCGAAGAGGGCTTCCAACTCGCTCATGTAGGCGTTGTCAACGTCCTCGGCGCTGAGCCCCGGGAACATCTCGGGGAGCTTCTTGCTCAGGACGTCGTCGACGTCCAGTTCGAAGAGCTTCGACGGGTCGATCTCCGAAAGCTTGCCGCCCGAACCCGGGAACAGGTCAGCAACCAACTGCTTGAGCTCACCGATGCGGCGCTCCTCCACCAATAGTTCTCTACCTGCTATAGACACCTTTTTTGTGCGTGGCACGTTATCACTCCCCAAATCCTCTCAGGCACAAAGGTCCGACGCCTCGGAAATCGATGCTCTGCTCAACCAAGCCGTCCACAGGCGCTTCAACGCCCTCCGACGTGATGATCGCGTAGCCCTCCAAGCAGGTCTGAGATGGACCAGCGTCAACGAAGAGCTTAACGACCACGACCTTACCCAACGACTCGAAGAACCGCTCGTCGCCCCAAAACGCTTCGGCGCTGCCCGACCAGCCCTTGAGGATCGGCTTGAACTCTTTCCAGCCCTGGGACTCGAACGTGGTGGCCTCCGCCTCGTCCACCTCGGCGTCCACCGACCAGTTGAAGAACCCGCCGGCCTGGTCGATGCTGAGAGCGCTGCCCGAGACGGTCACAACGGCCTCTGAGTCCTGTGCTTCGTCGAAGACCACGAAGCCGCCGGCGCCCTCGAGTGTAAAGCCGGTCGTAACGATACTGCCGTCGACCTGCACGGTCACCGGCGTCTCCGGGTCCCAATACCTGTAATCGGGATCCGTGACCTGGTACCGCTTGTGCTCAGTATCAGGCGTCGTTGCCTCATTCGTAAAAGGGACGGGGGCGGCTACCCTGCTGGCATATACCGCCCCTACTTTGCCTGCCATGGCCATGCCATCAGCCCCTTACGTCGTGGTCGGGGTCAGCGCCCCCGTGCCCCTGAAGTCGGCTGAGATGCTCGCCTTGTCCTCGACGGGCACCTCGACGTTGAGGGCCGTCAGAAAGGCTTGACCTGTAAAAGTGAGCGAGCCGTCTGTCGCCGTTACCTTGAGTTCAATGCTCGCTATCGTGCCGAGCTTGTCGAAGAGCGCGGCCTTGTGGCCCTTGACCAGATTTCCTTCAAAGGAGCCGCTCCACTCCTTGAGACCAGCCATGAACTCCTTCCAGTTGTTGGAGTCGAAGTTGGTGGTCTCGATCTCGTCAACGCCCACATCGAGCGACCAATTCCCCATCTCCGCGATGCTGCCGCTATCAAACTTTATCGAGCCGCCTTTTCCGGCTATTGCCACTTTAATCCCTCCTACCGTTCCTTGAGAACGGAAAAGTTGCAGACAAACTCCGACCTGTTGTTCGCATCGAGCCCCAATGACTCGGGGCTCTGGTTCGCTCGAATGAGCAGATACCGCCTGTCGCCCAAAACCTCGTTAGCTAGGCCGTGCAAGGCGTCAACTACCGCCTGGATCCTGGCCCTGCCAGCAGAGTATGACTTGTCTCGCACCCTGACCTGCAGGCCTGGGCGCTCTAGGACTGCGTCTTCGCTGCCCATGGTCATCTCCATAGGCTCACCGGCGTATTCGAAGAGTGCCACCAGGTTGTCCGGCTTGTCGGGCATGAAACCCTTGTGGACACCGGAGATGCCCCACTGCTGCAGGTATGATGCTATGTCGTCGAGCACTCGACCACCTCCCTACTTGGTGCCCTTGAGTGCCTTCTTCACCTTGAGCCGAACCGCTTTCATGACCTTGGCCTTTAACCTGTGGAACGGATCTTCAAGGTACTTTGCCTTGCGGCCGGGAGTTGAAATCGGATTCCTCGGGTCTGGGTGCCGCAAGGTTAGGTCTTCATGTTGGCGTACCGCGTATGGCGTGTTGTATGAAAGGTAGACCGCGGTCTCCTTTGGAACATCCGTCACCGTGGCCGACCGCTGCAGCGTACCGGTCGCGTGCGGAACTTCCTTGAGACTCTCGGTCAGAATGGCCTCGGCTCCCTCGTGCAACGTCTTCATGCCGACCTGCCTGGCCAACTCCTTGGCCGCCCTCGCATCGAACCATGACTTGCGAGCCATCAGACTGCCGCCTCGCGGAACATCGTTTTTCCGTCCAGCCCCACGGCCTCGCTCACTGCAATCACCGGCCAATCGCGGTCGCCGTACTCGAGCACGTCGCCTGGCTGGATGCTTTCCAGGCAGAACACCCGGGCCTCGGATACCACTTCTTGGCCCTGAGCGTTACGCACAAGCCGCCGCTTGGCCTCCCACCGGACCTTGATCTCAGTGCCGGGCTCCTGCGGCTGTGGCGGGTACCCGCCCTCGGATACGAGCTTCTTCCATTTCGCTGACTGGTTCAGGTACCCACGTATCACGTGATGCTCGCCGCCCCGAGAAGCCACGGCCTGAGCAATTCCTTGGCCTCTTGGCTTATAAGTCCTCCGCCCCTGGCGCTGGCCACGAAAGTCTCGGTTAACCCGCCAACGCTGAACGATACCACTCCTTCCTGTTGAAGTTTGCGCCGCTGATTGTTGCCCCGCTCAAGGATGGCCAGTGCTTCCTCGCAACAGGCGTCTTTGACGGCCTGAGGCACCTCGGTGTCCGGGTACCGCGGGAACTGGTTGGCCTGGTC